AAACCCATAATGGAGGATGACGAATATGACATTCTTAAAGAATATATTGAAGAAAAATACCCTGAAAATGCTGCTATAAAAGAAGGTCATACAATGTGCAGTGTGGCTGTTGAAAAAAAGAAAATGGCTCTTCCATTTGAAATGTGGTCCATGGATAAGTTTAAAAAGGAACAGCAAATTACAACATGGCTTAAACAATATAAGGGTCCCTTTGTGATTAGTGCCAAGGTAGATGGTGTTAGTGCCGGATATAGCACTATGGGAGACAAACCAACACTATTTACAAGAGGTAATGGTAGAGTAGGACAAGATATAAGTCATGCTATACCTTATTTGAATCTACCAACTAAAAAAGGTATTGAAATGAGAGGCGAACTTTTAATGAAAAAAGATGTATTTGAAACGAACTGGTCTGATAAATTTGCCAATGTTAGAAACATGATTGCCGGAACAGCAAATGCAAAAGAGTCATTTCCTGAGCGTTGGAACGACATTGATTTTGTAGCCTATGAGGTTATTACTCCTGAATTGACTCCATCGCAACAATTTAAGTTTCTAGAAAAGCAAAAGACAGTGACAGTTATAAATAAGCGTTTTAAGAAATTTTCAAAAAATACATTGTCTCGCTATTTGGTGGATTGGCGTGAAAATTATGACTATGATATTGATGGTATTATTGTAGCCGACAATCATACATACCCTAGAACTAGCAAAAACCCAAAACATGCTTTCGCATTTAAAATGGTTTTAGGAGATCAGGTCGTTGAATCAAAAGTAGTAAATGTTATTTGGTCTCCTAGTAAGGATGGTTATTTGAAACCAAAAGTTCAGGTTCAACCTGTAACATTGGGAGGCGCAGTTATTCAATATGCTACGCTCCATAATGCGGAGTTTGTTATTAAAAACAAGATAGGCATTGGCGCTACAGTTCAAATTATTAGAAGCGGCGATGTGATTCCTAAGGTTGAAAAGGTTACAAAACCGGCCAAAAAAATTAAAATGCCTTCTGCTGAATTTAAATATAAATGGAATAAAACTCGAAAAGATTTTGTTTTGGAGAATGCCAGTGAAAATGAAATTGTCATGTTGAAGTTGATTGAGGCATTTTTCGTGAAGCTAGATGTAAAGGGTCTGGGGCGTGGAAATATTAAACGAATCATAGACGCCGGATTCGATACTATCCCGAAGATTCTTGTGATGACAGTAGAGGATTTCCTTACAGTAGAAGGATTTAAGGAAAAGATGGCGAATAAGGTTCATGGCGCTATTCAAGATATGTTGCAGACAGTAAAACTAGAAGATCTTATGGGAGCATCTAACATATTTGGTCGAGGACTAGGAACCAAACGTATCAAAATTATAATGGAAAACTATCCTAATATTCTTACGAGCAGTCAAACTAGTGAAGAAAAAATAGCGATGATTTCACAACTAGATGGATTCAAACAAAAAACCGCTGAAATGTTTGTTCCTTACATACCGGAATTTATGCGGTTTATCAAAACAATACAGTTAGAATCTAAACTACAAGAAACTGGAGAAACAAAATATGATACATCACATCCGCTATATCAAAAAAAACTCGTCATCACTGGATTTAGAGATAAAGAGTTTCAAAAAAATCTAGAAATACTGGGTGCAAAATTTGGATCTAGTGTTAGTAAAAAAACATTTGCTGTTATAGTAAGTTCATTAGATGATGATACAGGTAAGGCCGATAAAGCTAGAAACTTAAATGTTCCTTTAGTAACAAAAGAACAATTTACTGAACAATATCTTATCTAATTTGTTGTTTTATTTTATCAGATGATTTAACTTCAGTGAAACTAATAAATTTTTTATTTTCATCATATATTAATTCTATATGATAAGGATGACAATGCTGTAATTCATTATCCTCATCACCTATTTTTTTATCTTTAAACTGACCAATATAAGAACTATGACTAACTATTGCGATAGTTTTTTCTTTTCGCTTACATAACCATCGTAACATTTCATATATTCTAATATTTAACTCATCTACGGTTTCATTATAGGCTGACCAATCAGCCTGTTCTGAAATTTCACTGAAATCTACATTAGGGTAAAAATGTTTTAATTCTTTTTTGCTACGGCGCTTATTACATATGTCATCTCCGCCAAATGGAAATTCAATTAAAAAATCTTTTGCGATAATATTTACATGTTTATTTTGAAAAATAGATCGTGCGGTTTCTAATGTTCTTCTACATGGCGATACAACAACGAGTTCTACATCATTTATTTTATTCCAATTTTCTCCTAGTGTTTTTGCTTGTTCAATACCTTTATCCAATAAAGGTGTGTCTCTAAAATCAGTATAAGCTTTTGTCCCAATAAACTGATATATATAATTATGTAAGGCAAATCCGTGACGAATACAATACAACGTTTTATTCATTATATTGTACTTTATAGTAATATTTATTTATATTTATTGCGGTTTTATATTATTGTGATTACAGACAAAATTTAAACTTTTCCAAATCACTTAGATTTTGTTTTATAGAATCAATTAATACTTTTTCAATAAATTTTTCACATTGTTTTTTTTTTCTAGAATCAACTACCATGATTTTGTTATTATTTGTTAGGTAAGTTTGATTATTTATTCCATATATTTTATCGTCATCTAATGTTTTTTCATAATCTCGATTTACTTTTAATATTTCCAATTGTATTTTTCCAAATATTTGTTTAAGATCACTTATTGAACCCTTTTTCCATTTCGATTTATTATAAATATATAATTGTTTGATTTTATGACTAAAAGCTCGAAATGGTATTTCACCCTCTATTATATTTTTCGATATAATAAGCTCCAATCCTCTTATGAAATCCGCATTGAAAATGTAATGTAAATCATCTATTGTAATCTTTAACTTTTTTAGCCACGTTTCTAAGTTAATATTTTCTGCCTGGTTAGTATTTAACCATTCGACCATATTAACTTTCCTTACATCTTTTTGAACTCTACGCTCTAGTTCCTCTATCTTTCTTTGCTGGTCATTGTTTTGTTTTAATAATTTTTTTATAATATGCCACATCTCACGCTGAGATGGTATAACTTCGTCTTTTATTTCTGACTTAGCTGCTTTACATGTGGTTAAATGATATAAATAGTGTTTTCCATTTTTAGCATACTTTTTACCACAATGTTGACATTTTACCATTCTTATTATTATTCAAGAGATAAATATTGAAATCAATTTATTAAATTTAAAATAAGTATTTTTAATATTATAATAGTGTATATGAGTCTTAGTAGTGTAGGAGATTGTGTTCAGGGACCGGGCGATTGCCCTTCCTGTCCCGGTTCTGGCGAACCGGGCGTTACTATAAATAAGCCTATGTTTGGAGCATCTACTCCTATGGGTAATAGTCAGAAAACAGCTTATGATGGTTTGATGAACTTTAAACAGTCGCGCACATCCGCCTCTAGTTTTACTTTATGGAAAAAATCACTTATGACGGTAAATGCTGACACATTACCCTCTAATTTAAACCCTGTTCCACCTAATAGTTCTTACAGTAATACAGGAGGACCTGGTGATAATATAAAATCGGTTCCTATTATTACAAGTAAAAAATCAGGCTGGCGCGGACGTTTAGTAAGCCAGCCTCGTCAAACAGGAGTTGATGTAAAACACGGTAGTTATGAACGTTATTTAGCTCGTAAACGCGGACATAATATGCGGGCTGTATGTGATGGTTGTTAATATTATATTTATTTTTTCTGTATTTACATTTATCTTTAATTAATATATATGAACCAAGATAAAACTCATGAACAAAAAGCCGCGTTAAATAGCTTTAATAGCGAATTTATATCAAATTTAAGTGAATTAAAAGATAAGAAAAAAAAGCTAGTAAAAAAAATTAAAAAAGAAGAAACAACTCTAGCACAATTTGTCCAAAAAATGAATCAATTACAAAAAGAGAAAAAAGCTTTAGAAGCTAGTTTAGAAAAAAAAAAAAAAACACTAGAAAAAATGACAAAAACAGTTGAAAGCACCGAACAAGCTTATGAAAAAATCATAAAAACCTCTCATATTCTTTTAAAAGTATTAAAGAATGATAAAAGTAAATTGAATTAAATTAATCTTTATATTTTTGATTATAAAGATGAATCGAATTGAACAAATGAAACGCGTCCAAAAAGAAGGACTAGAACTTTTTACTAGAAAAAATAGAGATTATGGTGATTCTTTTGCCAATTATGGTCCAGTTGGAGTTATTGTAAGAATGGGAGATAAAATAAATAGACTCACCTCTATCACTAATTCAGGCGTTAGTATGGTTGAAACAGAATCTATTCGTGATACACTTATTGATTTACATAATTATGCCGCTATGGCTATTATGCTTATGGATGAAAAAAATAAACCATTTCAAGATTGCGGCAATCTAGAAAACATTACTATCTCTAAAAATTCAGAAGCAACAACAGTGGGTCTTCCAAAATCTGAATCAGTAGGACATGAAATGTATTTGGAGGATAATTCTTTTTAGCTTTAATATTAATTAACGGTATATTATCTTATAAAATATAATTTTTTATGTAAATATTATATATAATATGTCAACAACATCCACTACAACAACCACAACAACAGCAGAAAGAGTAATGGAGCCTGAGCAAATGACGAATGAACAAATAACGAAGGAGATTGAGGAAATCAATACAAAAATTAAAGGTACTTTTGAAACTAAAGAGGAAGAAAGCGCATTAATGGAGATATTAAAGGAGAGAAGAGGTAAATTACGGGTAGAGCAAGGGAAAAGAGACAGAGAAAAGGCGACGGATGGTCGTCAAACGGCAAATGCACAGGCTTCGGCCGCACAGCTTAAGAAAGAAGCAGGGAAACAGTTCGTACACAGTGGTTTGACTAACGCAGAGAAAGAGAGACTCACTAATTATCTTTCCACCACATCTAGAAACAACCTTACTAGGTCCTATGGAGATAAAAGTGGCCAGACAATCACTATAAATAAAGCTCCGTCTAAAAATGGTATCGTTAATATAAGGTTTGGCCTCGGAACAGTCGCATTAGAAAGTATTGGTTTTCACGGATTAAATGCTCATTTTCATTTCTATCCAACTAAAAGAGGTCATGTTAAAATAGAATTTACATTGGATAATAATTTATATTATATACATATTAGACAATACGACGTCAATGGTATTTTACACTACTCTATAGAAGACGGAAACGGAAAAGTGCTCGATTCTAATATAAAAGGGAAGGGTGGCGTTCAAGGCTTAAGAAATCTGGGGCAATTTGCCGACGTAATGGAGGCGGCCCTAAAAAATCGAGGATGGACTAACCGTAATCAAACTAATTCTCTTTATGATATTATAGCTGTATTAGGAAGAGATTTACGACATTTATGGGTAACAACATTTGTGGTAAACAGAGGTAACCAGAGCAATAGAGGAACCAGGAGCAATAGAGGAACCAGGAGCAATAGAGGAACCAGGAGCAATAGAGGAACCAGGAGCAATAGAGGAACCAGGAGCAATAGAGGAACCAGGAGCAATAGAGGAACCAGAAATAACAAAAGCAACAGAGGAAGAGGAAGAGGAAAAGGAGGAGGAAGAAGAACACGTAGAAAGAGAAAAAGCAGAAGAAATAAAACTAGACGAAGACGACGACGACGTTAATTACAATCAATCTTATCAATAAAAAAAACATAACCAGTACCTTTTGCTGTAATAATATGTTCTCCACTACTTAACTTTTTTGATATAGTAGAAGAATCAACACTTATGGCCTTTTGTATTTGACGTAGTGATTGAAATAGCTCCGCTTTTTTATCAGGGAATACTACTAGATAATTGTTTTTTTTTATATAATTTATCATTTTTGGCTCAGACATCAAAGTGGTTTCTGTCATTAATACTTATAAAAAAAGATTTAATTTTAAATAGATATTTATTATATAATGATTTCCTTTCTACAATGGTGTGTAATGTCTAGAGATAAAGAACCTAAACCTCCCTCCACTAATGTAGTAACAAAAACAGAAGTTCCTGATACATGTTCAGGATGTTATAGATTTTTGGAAAAAGAAGAAGTTAATAAAAAAGCCAAAGCAAAACATCGTCTTTTTTCGTTTTGTAATGAGGATTGCTATCATGAATGGCTTAGAAATCCATCTACTATGTTTTTGTAAATAAAATTATAAATTTAATTAAATACAAAATATCAATTAAATTTATATGCTATTAGACAGTTTAATTGGGGGTATAGGAGGTATTGTATCTAGAAGCGCAGTAGCTCCTATTGAATTAAATAGAATACAAAAACAAAATTATTTTATACCAAATGCCACAATGAGAGATGTGTATAATAAAGAAGGTTTTCGTTTTTTTTGGAAAGGAAACGGAACTAATTGCGTCCGCGTTTTCCCACAATTAGCTATTAACTATGGGGTATTTAGACATACCAAAAAATATAACAAAAAGATATTTGAGAATAAAAATGTTGTTAATTTTGTTTCAGGCTGTATGGCTGGAGGTGTTTCTATATTTTTAACATATCCTTTAGAAACAACTAGAACTTATTTATCTCTCCAAACAAACAAAAATAAATACACAGGAATAACTGATGCTTTAAAACGACTATCCATGAAACAGTTATATCAGGGTTCTAAGTTAAGTTTAATGGGATTTGGTTCTTTTAGTGGTATTCAATATGCTTCTTATTACTATATTAATGATATAATTCGCGATACTTATTTAGATTCAAAATTAGTAGGAGGAGCTTTAGCGGGTTTGTTTTCCATATCCATAACTTATCCATCAGATTTAATTAGAAGACGCTTACAATTACAAGGATTTGATACTACAGTTCCTAGGTATAATGGTATAATAGATGCTACAAAAAAGATTTACAAGATGGAGGGGATTCGTGGATTTTATAGAGGTTTAGGCGCAACATATTTAAAAACAGCTCCTGCGGTTGCCATACAATTTTGGACGATTGAAACATTAAATCGTTTGTTAAAAAATGAAGACATATAGTACACATGGCCGATTTAAATTTTGATCTTAACATACATCATTATTCCATAAATGAATTAGAAAATATAATTGAAATACAATATCCATATAGTTTTAATTTAATACATAAACAAGCTTTATTATTAAAAAATAAAATTTTTGAAATGAATGCATTAACAAGAGAAAGAAAGTTAAACATACATATTTTTATAAAAGATATTATCGAATCATTAGAACGAAATCATATATCTAAAAACGTAGATAAACTTATGAAACAACAAAGTAAAATAGACGATAAATTAAACTTAATTTTATCGAAATTAAATAATTAGTTTAATCTTACTTTTAAAAATATCAAGATTAAACAATAATGTCTATAAAAAACATAGATTTTTCTGTTTTTAAACAAGATTTTACCATTAAAAACAATAATAAACAAACATTCGGTGAAGTCCATACAGATTTTAAGATCGTTGAAAAAATGTTAAACTTAATTCCTCTAAGATATTTTAAAGACCAGACGCTTAAATGGTTAGATCCGTGCGCTGGAAGAGGTTATTTTGCTTTGGTTCTTTATAAAAAACTTTTTAAACATTTAAAACAAATTCAAAATCATGGCGAACGACATGAACATATAGTAAACAACATGATTTTTATAATGGAATTAAACGATGAATTTATTTTAGATTTACAAAATTTGTTTGGAGAGAAAAATATAAATCATGGTGATTTTTTAAAATATGAACCTACTCATAAATTTGATTTTGTGATAGGTAATCCTCCATATAATAATTATCTTTTTAAAAATCAATGTAATTATACAAGTGTATGGCAATCTTTTATTAAAAAAGCTTTTGAATTAGTTAAAGATAAAGGTCATGTGTTGTTTATTACTCCATCTATTTGGATGAAAAATACTCATCCATCTTATCAATTTATGATTCATAATAAGTTAAAAAGGTTACATGCCATGTCAAAAATAAAAACAAATCAGGAATTTCACGGCAATGCTCAAGTGCCTTCTAGCTATTTTTTAGCCATGAAAACAGGTAAAAAGATAGAAAAAATAAAGTTATATGACGACGCCATAAACAAATATATTAGTTTTGATCCAAATTATAAGGAAAAGGGATTTTCTATACCATTATCGGCTGCTAGTATTATAGAAAAAATGCAAAAATATGTAAGAAAATATGGATTTTTAGACGCTATTAAAACAAATTTACGGCCGGAAAGACACGATGATTTAACTGTTTCTATAAATATCTCTCCAGAGTTAGTTTATAAAAACATAAAAACTTGTCATATAGATAAAAAAACAAAAAAAACTGTTTTAATTATAGAGTATTCTAATAAACAGTGCCCTTTTCAGGACGAGCCTAAAATAGTTTTACCTCATAAAATGTATGGTTATTCTTATTATGATAAACAGGGAGAATATGGTTGCTCAGGTAGAGACAACTATGTTATTATAGGTAAAAATGATGCGGAATTTGAAAAATTACATAAGTTTTTTTGTACTAGATTATGGCTTACTTTAACAGATGCGGCCAGATATAGACAAAGCTTTTTAGATAAACAAGTATTTAGTTTTTTTCCTGATATTACTAAGATTCCGGATTTTCCTGAAGAAATAACAGAAACAACTATTTATGACTATTTTGATTTTAGTGAGGTGGAGAGAAATTTCATTAATTCACATAAAATGGCATGCTGGTTAAATAAATTCTAAGTTTAGTATATATGCAAAGAAGATATAAGAAACAGAAAAAACGCACTAAAAAAAAGACACTACGCAGACGCCGAAAGCGAAGATCAAAAAGACACGGAGGAGATTATTCCAACATGGCAAAACGTTTAATGAAGTTAAAAGCTGAAAAAAAAATGGTGGAGGAAGAAAAACAACGAGAAGAAGAATTTCGTAATAAAATGCGGGCAAAAATAGCAGCTAGGGATAGAATGACCCCAGGACAGTTACTTATGC